GTTAACCCATCTCCACGTCCAGCTGCACCAGCTTGAATAATATGATCACCAATTTTCCAAGTTCCTGCACTACATGCGAACCAGTGGCAAGTTGTATTTGTCGAAACAGCTCCAACGAAATTTGTTGTAGTGACTGATTCGACTCCAGCTTGAAGACTTACAGTGGTTGATTCTGGGCTGACAACAACGACAGGAGGGATTGTGAATGCGGTGGTAAATGTGATTGTCGAGCCACCACTTGTCATCGAGTCACGTCCAGCTTCCCACTGAAATGTCTCAGCGCCTGGGACTGCTTGAGCTGCGCCAACTGTTCCAACTTTAGCGGATACTGATGTTGAACTGGTTGACAATGCGATCGCAAACGCTCCAGAAACAATTGCGGTATTAGGATCTACTTTCTTAACAGTAGTGCTAGTTGCGAGATATTGACCTGGAGTTGTTGCCCCAGTCACTTTGATCGATGGTACATATCCATCGGTGATGACAACGACATCAGCAGCGTCTGAGGCTGTGTTCATTGCAACGCCAAAACCCTTAACGTTATTAGCGGAAGTTGTTGTTGTTACCGATTCATCATTCGCAATATCAAGTATAACAGCATCGCCAGCATCAAGTTGAGCACCGCTGTTATTGGTGTAAACACGACCAAACGCAACCATTTGAAATTTCGTGCCATCATAAATCCTTAAAACATTGTTCGTGGTATCAAACCAAGTTGTACCAGTCTGAGGGGCTGATGGAGCACCTGATTGGACAATGACTGGAGACGCTTTGGAAAGGTCAAAGTCGTTGCCGTCAATATCTGAAACGCTGCCACTGTCAATTAACTGGTGGAGCTTTGTATTTGTTACGGTTTCTGTTGCACCGAATGTTTTACCTTTTGTGAGTGTAGCCATTAGAGTAATCCTATTGCATATTTTTCAGCTTCTAAATAAGCGTTCAGACCATGATAGTCTTCTTCTGTCCCTGGGTCGCCTTCTGAGTATTCGCCCTGCCAAAAATGTTTGATCTCGCCTTCATACGTCACTTCGACACATTCTGTGTCAGCATTACCATCGCTGCAGTTACAGCACTCATTGATGATGACTTCTTTTCCGGCGTTCTTCAACCATCTGATCGCATTTGATAATCGTCCTCCGTGAACAATTCGATTCTCAGCATGAACAGTCACAGACTTTCCATACTCATTTTGAATCGCAGTCTCAAAAGCCTTGTGCCTTTTTTTACCGTAGCCTGATGGGTGGTGGACTTCACTCACTTTCAATCTCCTCAATAAATGCAGCAACTGTGTATCCGAGAATTGCAACGTCAAGATCCAGCGTTGGATTCGTGAACCTGAATTGAATATCTCTGCCACGATCCTGAGCATCAAGATCGAGTTTATCAAAAGAATTTGTTGACCCACCTAAGTCAAATGGTAAGTCAATTGCGAGTGATGGCTGATCTGACGAAAGGTCAATCGTGCCAATGACGCTGTAGCCGCCGCCGTTGATCTGGGCTTCTACAGTGAGTGTTCCAGCGCCGCCTGAAATCGTTTCAAGTTCGATCCACTGAAACCTTTTATCTTTTCCAGGCTGGCCAAAATCAATCCGTTTTGTAGTTTCGTTATATTCAATTGCAGTGCCGTTGTCGCTTGTGCCAGTCTCGAATCTGTAAAGCTTTGTATCAGCCTGACTCTCGCCGCCGTACAAACGCTCTTCGCTTCCGACAAGTTTTGAAACAGCCCAGTCTTGAACTGACCAGTTTTTATAAATTGTGATCCCTTGAGTCTGGGTGTCAACTTTAATGACGTGAGTATTTCTACTGCTACCAGTTATGGGGATTGAGAGATAATATGCCTCGTTATAAAAGACGGCCACGGACTCATCTAGTTTAGTTTTATCAATGTCGACAAGGAATGACTCAATAGCTTCTGTGACTGGATTATCACCACCGCGAATTGCATCCTGTTGAGTTCTTAAAACTGATCTGACTTTTGCGTCTTGCCCAAGATACCAAACGTCGTTTCCAACCCTGATAAGGGTTCGGAATGCAGCGCACCCGAAATTCGGAGAGATTAATTCACGACTCCAATTTGATGGAGTTGCATCTGAGATGTCTAGAACGTGAATGTTTTTATCAGTTGCGACAACGATTGTGTTTTTATTCCAATCGACAACGCCATTTATGTCAGCGCCAAAGCCTTCATCGAACTTGACAACGTTTGCACCTCTATCAAAAGTCTGTGGATCAAGTGGGTCTGAGTAATAAAGGTAAAGCGGATTCGATGAGTTTCCTGCGAGAAATAATCTGTTCTGAAGCCACACGCCATGAGTGGTTAAAGGCGGATCAGCATTCGTGTTCCCTTCATCTGTAAGCGTTGATCCATCATAGCTGTGAACGTTACCACCGCCACCTTGTAGAACCATCGCAAGATTGAATGCTTGAATAATATTAGCCTGAGCGCCACTGACAAGTCCTGTGTCAATGTCCGCCCAGTTGCCAGATCCACTCCAGCTCCTCAAATTTGTACCAGCCCGATGCAGGAGGAGGTGAGTGCCGCCTTCAGGTTTGAAGTCGGCGAGTGCGTTTACTTGGTCTGAGCCAGCATCGTTTCCGATGATCTCATAACCTTTTCTTTTTTTTCTTCTTCCAGGGGTAGAAATGTCTACGTCAAAAAGTTCTGCGACTTGATCATCGCGAATTTGCGTAGGGAAAACCTTATCGTTCATCCCGCCCGAGATGCTACGATTAGTGTATGTGATTAATGGATCATCTAATACGTCAGGCACTTCATGTGTCTCCGAGTTGGTGTCTGTAAGAACCCTGCCCGACGTTCAAACCTCGTTGCTCAACATGTGGAATTGTCTGATCAAATTGTTCACCTTGGAGTTCAGCTTTATCAATCAGATCATCGACGAGTTGATTGAATTTCGCATCTTCTACCATTGATTTTTGTTTTTGTTTCTGCTCGGCCAACGCATCAGAATATGCACCTCTAATAAGTGCCGTCTGACATGGGATGGCCGGAACATCATTGTCGTCCAAAAGTAAATCACGTCTCTTCGCGTAAATAACCGTGAGTGTGTCATTCGCGTCTGGGATTGATCTAAGTCTCAATCGCTTGTAATAAGCTGTGTATTCTTTTTGACCAAGAGTTCCAAAAACTGTTGCGCTCGAATTTCCACTGACCGTGATTGTCCCTGTGGTGCTTGCTGATTTTGAGATTGATATTACACCGCTCGCATCGCAAGTCCCAGAGGACACAACTGGAGTGTCATTGTTAAGTGAAATATCTTCGTAAGTGATTTCACCGTTGACAAGGTATTTGAGCCTGACAGTTTGGGTGTTGTCGCCGCTTACAGCAGATGAAACTACTGATAGTTTTTCTGCGGATGAAGGTTGATTTGAATATTGAACTTCGCCATCAGGCGCGTAATTGATCGGCTTTCCAGCGTTGTCCATGTTCGCCGCTGAACTGCGCCACATGCCTGCTAAGGATTTCGGGAAGAGGACATGATCATTTGACCGCTCGGCCAAAACTTCAATCGTGTCAACATCTTTGGGGAGAATTAAATGGCCTTGAGATGCAACGAAATTAATGCCAGTCTCTTTTGAAACGAGTGCTTGCGGCCACCTGATCTTATTCCAGATCTCATCGTACCGCTCATCAATCCATTCTTTTATATGACTCTGAAAAGTCGCATCAGATTTTTGAATCCGATTTGACACTCTGCTGACCATTTCACCCAAAGTATACATTTAAGCTTCTCCCCTTGGATTATACCCTATATTTCTGCCCTTATTTTGTTGACCACTTTTTTCGCAGCCGGTGGCATCACTTTGTCAACCTCGGTGAAAAATCCAGCCGCTTTTTCCTTCTTCTTGGCCTGTTCAAATGTGCCGACAACTTGACGTAGAGTGGCTTTATTCTTCCACCATTTCCAGCCCATAAATGCAGTTGTGATAGTTCCTGCGGCTAAATCGCCCCATGGGCCGAAAAATGACAACCCGCCTGTCACGGCGTCGACTATTGGCTCTGCGTTGTCTGGGGTGACTTCATGCCCGAAAAGGACGCACCCGCTCATAAAAATCATGGTCAAAATCATTACTAAAAATCTCATCGAAATCTCCTTTATTCTTCGATATATTCCACAGGATAGCCCTGTTTGATTGCTGTGTATTCTGATGGATCAAAATCTTCATACCCATCAGTGCCTTCCATTGCATCCCGAGCAGCTCTACCGGCAGCGAAAGAACCAACGTAATTTTCTGCTGGGACGAGGAATTCAGACTCGTGCCCATTTGAATCGTGACAAAATCGTACTTGATAACTCTTCATGATTCTGGCATCACTTCTGGGTCTACTTCTGTATCTCCAGTAAATGTTTGTCGAATACTTCCATCAGCAGTATTTCCGTAAATTATTTGCTCACCACCACCGCCACCTCCGCCTGCTGTTGAACCTAATAGTGGAAGTGTATTCGGAGCGACGCCACCAGCGAGCTGTACAATTATTTGAGGACGATAGGCTACAGTGGCATGAGATTGCGATGCAAAAGTTACAGCGGTTCGGCTAACCGCGGGTTGAGTAATTGAGCGGATTCTGAAATGATTTTCAGCAGTCCAATCGATTAAAGTTTTATCTAAGTCCCAATATAAATAACCAGTGGCGCTGATGGACTTTGAATCATGAGCGTTGACTCCTGTGCTGGCATAGTCTGCAGCGGTTGAGTCGAGAGTCGTGCCCCAGTCGTCACTGTCAGATGGTTGCGCAGAACGTAAGACGTGTGTTTGGGTATCAAAAGATTTTGCTGTTACTCTAGTTCTTAATTGCGCACTATCAACATCGCCTTCGGTTAATCCAGCTGTAGCCATGTCTGGAAATCGCATGTAGCCAGTAGTGACGTTTTGAATCCTGGAATCAATTCGATTCGCTGATTGCCAGGTGGTGTTCCCTACAAAGAGAGCTGCATACGAAACCGTCATCTACGCCTCTTGGTAATAAAGAATAAATCCTGAAGACTGAATTGCAGCGGACAAATTTAAATTCAAGGCAGTGTTCACAGCGGTCTCAAGCATGGGAGCGTTAATGTCCGGTGATGGTAATGCATACCCGCCACTCTCGCCCCATAGGGCGGCTCCCTCAAGATCCGTCGTACCACTTCTCCATTTAGATGAAACTGCTGCGTTGTGTGTGAGCTTGACTAGAACTACTTTTGTTTTTAGCCCTGAAGCTGCGGCAACAATCGAGTTGTCACCACTTGAGTTGACATCAATCTTCGCGCGTAACAATGTTTTTCCATGAGTTGTCGGGACTGGGTTACTCGCACTAACATCAGTATTACCAACTTGAACATTCGCATTGCAATTTAAATCATCATGCGTGTCTTGACTGACATTCGTTTCAAGTTTACCAGCGGGGTCCATCTTGGCATTAACGAAGGCTCCGCCGCCTGCAGTGGTTTCACCGGCGATTACTGCTTTCATAAGTTGAACTGATCGGTTGCCAACTATAGTATCTTCAACTTTGTGAATAGATTGAAGGATAGATGTCTCGTGTAAAATAGTCTGGAGCCTAAACACTCCCTGTGCTGTAGCGCCGTTTGTATATTGAACTCTAAAATATTGAGCTGTTACAGGAAATTGGAATCTGCGCGTGCCTGATTCACTAACATCTAGTTCAAAATCATTACTGTCATCCCAATTTGAGTTGTCAGTCGAGAACTGAAATTTCATACCGTCGGCAGCTGAGTCTTCGTCGGAAGTTATGGTGA